CCGAAAGCTTTGCGTTTTCAATGCCGAGCGACCGAGCGCCAGCGGCGGCACGCTGAAATTCGCTTAGGCTTGCGCCCGCCGCGTTGGCGAGGTCTTGCATCTCAACGGCTGCTCGCGCGCTTTGAACCGCAAACGCGCCAACCGTAGCGGCGAACGCAGAAACAGCCGCGCCCGCCGCCCGTAGGCTTGAGTTCAAAGGGGCTATGTTTGCCCCAATGTTTACTAGGATGTCAGGAATCCCAACCATCTAAGCCCGCCCTTATCTCTTCAATCGCGCCTCGGGTCAGCTTGCCCGCGTAGTCACCCTCTTGGCGTGGCCGCTTCCATTCGTATTCGCAAAGCCACTCCGAAAAGGTCATGCTCCAAAACTGATCCGGGGCAATTCCCCATTCGCGTGCTATGAGGTACATCGCATCCCAGTTTATGCCCTCGGTCGGCGCGCCTTCGCCGCCGCTTTCGGCGTCGCCTTCACCGCCGGGGCCTCGGGATTTTTTGCGTCTGCCGCGCTCGGACTAACAGCCTCGCCAAGCGCCTTGACGTAGCTTTCCATGTGCGCTCGGTTGATTATCATCGCGCAATACACGTCGTCCTCATCGCACGCCGCGCCGCCCGCTTTGAGCAATTCAGCAGCGACGAACGCAAGGCCACTCATGTTCGGCGCTGAGGTGGAGAACGAGTGCAAAACCATCATCGGCGACACGCCCTGCGCCTCGATGCGCCGGAGCAACTTGTTGGACGGCGTGACAATAATATCAACGCCGCCCCACTCCATCACGATCTCACGAAAAACGCCACCCATCAGGCTGCCGCAGTAAAGGTGAACGGGCCGCTTGACTGGAACGATGCGGAGAACGTGGTTTCGCCGTCGTGCGCTCCTCCGACTTCAAACGAGGTGATGAAGAAATTCGCCACGAGCATCGCACCGCTGGCAAAGTCGATCACGTATTCGTCCAGAACCGCCGCCGCGTTGCCCGTGGCCGCAGTAAGCAACGTGTCGCCGACCATGACGCCCTCAACGCTGAGATCGATGGTTCGAACTCCAAAGTCTGCCAATAGCGTGCGGACGCCCGCGCTATCTTTGCTCGTAATGTCAATCGGCTCGTTCCCGACGGTGAACGTATCCACCCGCGCGCCAGCGATGACAACAGCCGCGGAGGCGTCGCCCAACGAAATTCTGACGCCCGTGCGCCCGCTTGAAGCTGCCATTTTGGCCTCCTATGGGATGTGCTGTTGCAATCATACCACAGGTGTTACGGTAATGCCACAAGCCGAAACGTCATGAGCGCGCGGCGCGTAATGCCATCAGGGTCGCGCGAAAAGGCCATGCCCTCGCAGTCCAGCCGAACGAAGCCGGGCAGTGTCGCCACAATGTCGGCGCGGTCAAGCGCGGTGAAACATGCCTGCGCCACGGCCTCGCACTCACCCGTCTGCAAGCGCGACCATACGTCAACCTGGATGAGCGCCGACGTGCCGACCGCGTCCTTAGTGCTGAACCCCGGATCACTAACTTGCAGACACGTTACGTAAGGGAAGCCCGCGTCGCTTGACGGGTCCGACACCTGGGGCGCTTGCTCCCAAAATATCGCGGTCACGCCGTAGGCCGTCGATAGCTGCGACGTGACGCCGGTGACGTTCAGCAGGTTATAAAACGCGGTGCGAACTGCAAAGGGGATCATTCTGCGGCCCTCCTCATGGCTTCGCGTATCGCGTCCTCAAACGGCCCGCGCTCTGCATCGGTCGCGGGTCGCCAAGATGGGCGCGGCTGCAAGCCCTGACGCCCAAACTCCAATTCATAGGCGTAGTAAAGGCGGCTGCCGATTTGCGCGGTATCAGGCGACGGTCGAGAATAGTAGATTGACGAGGCAAGCGTGCCGGTGTCGTTTGCCGGGGCCTCGCCCGCTGCCGACGATTGATGCGTGCGGCTAAGGTTCTGACCTGGCGCGCGGGTATACACGCGCCCGGTCTTAGGCCCTTGGAGAATGGCGCGCTTAACCCTCGCATTGACCTTGAGCGCGGTCTTTGTGATTTCGCGGCGCACGTTTGCACGCAGCTTGCGCTCGTATTCGCCAAGCCACCGCTCAAGATCATCAACCCCGCTCACGCTCACGTCGCCACCCCCGCGTCCGCGTCAATCTCTAGCCACTGGTTCCGAAACTCGACGTTATCAATCCGCGTGATGTTGTGCGCGCGCGTGCGGATTAGCACCCTGTCGCCCTCGCGCAGCGCAGCGCTATACCGCACAACAACGCGAAGCCTCGCCACAGCGTCGGTGCGGTCGCCGGTGCGCTCCTCACGCCCGGACATGCCTCGCACGTGCGCGCGAGTGGGTGCGCCTGAGACGGTTGCCCACGCCTTGGTGAACGTCCCAGCCACGCCAGCCGTCGCGGTCTCGCGCTGAAACGTCACCGTCTCGCGCAGGATGCCGCTGGAATAGTCGCAACACAGGCCCATCAGATTCTCACGTTGCGGTAACGCGAGACAACCTCAGCAGCCCCGCTTGCGTGGTAAGCGCTCCCCATGTCGCAGCCGTCGCCCCGATGCCCGTAGGCGTATGCCGCAAGCTGGCGCACCGCGCGCTTGATCGGGCCGGGCACATCGCTTGCCGCGTCGCCATAGCCGGAGACGTGCGTAATCTCGATTGCGTTGACGGCGCGCAATGCGACCGGCCAAGCCGCACCCGATTTGAGCGCGAGACGGCCCGGCTTTTGCGCGGTATCGACGTCGAACGTCGCAGCCACATCAACCGCCGTGGCGACGCTGTCCTCGCCGTAAACTGTGACCGATGTGATAGACGCCAACGGCATACGGCGCAGGGTCACAAATGGCGTGCCGCCGTAGCCCATCCCCATGCTAAGGCTGCCACGATGGCCCTCGCGCACGCCGTCCCACCACTGCTCCTTGTAGCCGGGCCAGCAATCAATCGTCAGCCGCCACGTCTGCGAGATAAGCGCAAGGCCCGATGCGTATTCGACCTCTTCGCGCGCCTCGGCGATTAGTCCCTCAAGATAGGTGTCGGTATCGCTCACGCCGTTGAGCTGTGCGCGCAGGTCATCAGCCGTAACCGGCTCAACCGCCGGGCCGGTGACGAGGGTATACCCCTCTTGCTGATAATGCCGGGCGATAGGTCGGAGGCTCATTTACGCTTCCTCCCACGCTGCGGCACATGCAACATTGTCTCGGGCGGGGTGGCTATCTTGACCTCATATGCCGCGCCGTCAAGAACGGCCCACTCTGCGACGTAGCCGTCAACGATATCCCCCTCGGCAAACGCCTGCTTGGCGTAGCCGTTGGGCATACACTCGTAACCGCCTGGCTGGATAATCTTTGCGCGCATGGCGTGGCCTCCTGTGCGTAGGGATGGGGCGGCAGTCAGCGCGATTGCCGCCCCACGTCAAAGCTCAGGCCGGGGGGTTGGCCGTGGGCGCGATGTGCGGATGGCCCATGACGGCAACGCAACTTACGAAGATGTTGCCGCTGTTGTTGCCAACCGGCGTGATGGTAAGGCGCGAATAACGCTTGCCGCCGATATAGCCCAGCTTGCGCATTTCGTTGTCATCGCCAAACGCAAACGCGGCCAGCGCCTCGGTTCCGATAAGCTGCGCGTCGGCAACAGCGGCGGCATCCGCCATATCGTCCGCATCACCGTCTTCGAGCAAAACAGTGAAGGTCACATCTGCGTCAGTGTTTGCGCCAACGTTGATGAGGTAGGTCAGCGAGCCAAAGCCGAGCCGGTCAACGATGTTGCCGACAAGCGCGGTGTTGTCCGTTCGGGCGGCGACCGGGGCCAATACCTGAACGGGGGCGATGTTGTTCATTTGATCACGCATTTGATTTACTCCTTCAGCGTGTAAAGCGGGGCGGCAGGATCACCGCCCCGGTAATTGTTAGGACGCGAGCTTGATAAGCTGAAGCGCCTCGAAGTTAATGACAGCCCCGCCGACCCGCTTGGTGCTGTAGAATTGCACGAACGGCTTGGCGCTGAACGGGTCTCGCAGCGTGCGAATGCCCACGC